AGCATCCGCAAAAAGACCATCACGCGCAACGGCAAGACGTACAGCTATTGGGAGGGCCGCTATACTGTGGGGTACGACCCCAAGACCGGCAAGCAGCGGCAGAAATCCATCACCGGGAAAAGTAAAAACGAGGTCGCTCAGAAGCTCCGCCAGGTTGTCGTAGAGCTTGACCAGGGCACCTATCAGGAGCCCTGCCAGCTCCTCATGTCCGAGTGGCTGGACATCTGGCTGGAGTGCTACACCAGCCACCTGAAGCCCCGGGCGCTGGAGTCCTACCAGTGCCAGGTGCGCAACCACATCCGCCCGGAGCTGGGCAATGTCCGGCTCTGTGACCTACATACCCACATGGTGCAGGGGTTCTACGTCGGCCTCCAAAAGAGCAGCCTGTCGCCTAAAACGATCTCCATCATCCACGGCACACTCCATAAGGCGCTCCAGCAGGCCGTCGATATCGGCTACCTCCGGGACAACCCCGCCGAGCACTGCGTCCGGCCGCGTGTGCGGCGCAAACCGATCAAACCGCTGGACGATGACGCCATCCGGCAGTTCATGGCTGCGGCCAAGGGACACCGCTTTGAGCGCCTCTATCTGCTCACCCTCTTTACCGGCTTGCGGCAGGGGGAGGTACTGGGCCTCACCTGGGACTGCGTGGACTTCGCCAAAGGCACCCTGTTGATCGACAAGCAGCTCCAGCGTACCCCCGGCCACGGCTACGGCACCTCCACCTATGACCTGGCTCCTACGAAAAGCGACCGGGCTCGGAAGATCACCGCTCCCCCCTTCGTCCTGTCTCTGCTGAAGCAGGAGCGGAGCTGGCAGGCCGAGGCGCACCTACAGGTTGGCCAGGCCTGGAGAGACACCGGTCTCATATTCACAAACGAGCTGGGGGAAGCCCTCCGCCCCTATACCGTCTACAAGGGATTCAAAAAACTGGCCGACCAGATCGGCCTGCCGACCGCCCGCTTCCACGACCTGCGGCACAGCTACGCCGTGGCCGCTATCAAGGGCGGGGATGATATCAAGACCGTGCAGGAAAACCTGGGACACGCCACCGCCGTCTTTACCCTGGATGTCTATGGCCATGTTACCGACCAAATGAAGAAGGAGAGCGCCGACCGCATGGAGAAGTTCATCGAAAGCCTCTCCGGCTAGGGCTAGGAAAAGGTCTAAAGGGAAAACAAAGGGAAAAAACTTCCCCAAAAAAGCAAGAGAAAAGCCCCGGAGCCTTACGGCCCCAGGGCTTTTCTTTTTGTTAAGTTGGTCCGAGTGACTGGATTCGAACCAGCGGCCTCTTGAACCCCATTCAAGCGCGATACCAAACTTCGCCACACCCGGAAGTCGCCGCCCTCATCGGACGGCTTGATTATATTACCACATCCTGCGAAAAGATGCAAGTGTTTTTTTCAATTTTTCTCGATTTTTTTCGAAAACCTTTTTAGACCCAGCTATCCTCCAGCTCGTGCTTCCGGGCGCGGGTCATCAACTCCTTAATCACGGCCCTGGTATCCCGTCCGCCGTATAATACCTGATAGGCCGCCTCTGTGATGGGCATCTCAACCCCCGCCTTCTGAGCCAGGGCGCGGGCGGTGGCGGCCGCATAGTAGCCCTCTACTACAGCGCCAATCTCCTTTACCGCCTCAGCGGCAGGGGTGCCTTGGCCGATCAGAATGCCGCAACGGCGGTTTCTGGAGTGCATGGAGGTACAGGTGACGATCAGGTCACCCACGCCGGACAGGCCCGCAAAGGTCTCTCTGCGGCCGCCGAGGGCTACACCTAGGCGGGCGATCTCCGTCAGGCCGCGGGTCATCAGGGCGGCCTTGGTATTGTCGCCGAAGCCCATGCCGTCACAGATCCCGGCACAGAGGGCGATGACGTTTTTCAACGCAGCGCCCAGTTCCACACCCACTACGTCGTCGGAGGCGTAAACACGGAACCGCTCATTCATAAAGAGATCCTGCACCAGCTCCGCCGCCGCCTTGTCTCGAGAGGCGGACACCACCACAGTGGGGACGCCACGGCCCACCTCCTCGGCGTGGGAAGGGCCGGAAAGGGCCACGATGGGATGCCCCTCCCCCACTTCCTGAGCAATGGCGTCGGTCAGGGTCAGAGAGGTATCTTTCTCAATGCCCTTGGACACCGACACCAGCACCGCAGAGGGCTCCAACAGGGACGCCACAGCACGGGCGGTGGTACGCACCGCAAAGGACGGCGTAGCAAGCACAACCACCTTACAGTTCTTCACGCACTCCCGGTCAGAGGTCAACGCCAGTCCATCCGGCAGGGGCACCCCCTTCAGCATGGGGTTCTCCCGG